GCTTTTAATTCGATTTCTTCTTGTGTCATGTTTAAGTATTTGTAACAAATTTAGACAAAAAAAACGGGATATAAAAAATATCCCGTCTAAACTTAAAAATTATGAACAACGCAAGAAAAAAGCCTAGTTTTTGTGATCGATAGCGCCAATGATCAATGGAATCTCTACAAGGATTTTTGTATCACCTTGAGCAACCACAAACGGGTCTTCCATGAACTCACACGCTTTCAATACATCTAATGAAGGTTGTACACGTACACCCGCGAAAGATACTTGAATATCGAAATAAGGTATATCCAATGGATCACGACTAGGAGCGGCCGCAATAATTGCGTTCCACTCGTCACGATACAAAGTGATTTTTCCCTCATATTCCTTGTTGCCGTAACCTCTACTTACGGGTTCAGTTCCGAAACCGTAGTTGTTTTCTTTCTTTTGTGTGCGCTTATATTCGATGTTTGTTATGCCTACAACCGGTACTCCGAAAAGAACCAATTTGACATTCGCCCAACTATAATTAACGCCGTTTATTAAAGGATTAGACATTTTTACTTATTTTAAATTGATGTTGCGAAACTAATATTTACTTGAATTGCTCTAGCTACTCCGATTGGTACTAATTGTATTGCAATTACCAAAACTCCCGTAGATAATACATTTTGAGTAGTATTAATAGTTACGGCTTGTGCTGACAATTCAGTATCTCTAATCATTTGTATCAAATTCAATTCGGCTAAACTTCCAAAATATGCAATAGTAGTATCGGCTAAAGTACCATCAGAATTTAACTGCAATGGTGAATTTAAGGCCGGTAATACACTTGCATAAACCCCTCTAATAGCTTTATCGATAGTTCTATTGTTCTCTATATAAGCATAGTCAGAAGTTACGGTAATAGCTGTATGGCTATCATTTACGTATGATCCGGCAATACCTACATATTTAATCAAGAAAATATATCTTAAGTTATCTAAAGCATTTAAGAAGTTTTGTGATGAACTACCCACTAAAACTCCGTTTCCGAAAGCTAAAGTATCTAATTCGTATCCATTGCTCATGTTGAATTTACCAACCCATGCAATGTCATCACTTACAGCCGCTAAACTTGCAGCACCTAAAACAGCACCTAAACAAGTAATAGATTTGCCATAAGAAGCATATAACAAAGAACCTAATCCGGCACCATCTTGACCAATTACCGCACTTACTTTGTTAGCAGTTAAGGTAGATAGATCGGTTAAAGTAGAAAGATCGGAAGTTGCGCTAATGTCAGCCGCGTAAATTACGCTTATTGGCTTATGGTTAGCATCACAGTTTGTAACTACTTCATTTTGGATAACAGTTAAATCACCTACTGCATAAGTTGCATCTTTCCATACACCGATTTGACGAATCTTACCGTTTGCATAGTTTTGAATAGTAGTGATTTCACTATATGTATAAGTCGAAGGAACCGCGTAGAATCCTACGTATAAGTTTCCTTTAGGTTGAATACGGAAGTATTCTGCAATATGATAATGCCAAATAGCTTGTTTAGAAGCTACACCGCCACTAAATTGAGTAATAGTACCCGCGATAGATCCAACAATTGTAACCGCGATTGGTGTACCCGTGTTTAAGAATATACCATTCTTTTTAGGGGCAACGATTGTCACGGTAGCTGTTGCAGCACTTGCAGTAAATCCGTGATTGATAGTACCCGCGTTGATAACCGCAGCGATGCCGGTAGCTACTAAAGCTACTGTGCTGTCACCGGTAACTTTGGTATAAGTACCTAAGTCAACAATAACGCCGCCAACAGTTGTTACTTTTATGTTAGCTGTATCGCCATTTGCTCCAATGGCCGTAACTAAGTACGAACCACTAGCCGATGTTCCGTCGGAATAATCGGCTTTGATACCCGCTGCTTCGGCATCAGCTACGCTAAAGAATTGTTTAATTCTATTAGTAGTAGTGAACCCGTTTGGCAAGGTAGCTGTGTACAAAAGTAAACCCGAAATAAAGTCTTCCCCCGCTAGAGGGCGACCTAATCCGCCTTTACCTTTGACAAAAATTATGTCGTTTAATCCCATTTTATTTCTTTTTTGTAGGTTTTTTCACTTCAATTTCCGGTTCTGCGGTTTTTGCGTCCGCATCTATATCGGCACCCCTATCAATTCTCTTAGCCCCTTTTACGGAGTGTAAGTAAAAATGATTATCCGGAGTAACCCATATAGATTGAACGTGAGGAAGGGAAAAAGCCTCTTTGATTAATTCCTTACTCATGATGTTATATATTAATAACTAGCGCGGCTTACTTCAACCCATTTGAAACCGTCGAAGATAAATTCTATATTAGCTTTTAAACCCGTAGAAACAGCTATTGAAGTAGAAGCAGCTACATAGTTAGTACCTACTAATTTTAATTTATTTCCGCTAGTTGCACCATTGATTGTGATTTTAATCACATCACCTAAGTAACAGTTAGCTACTGATAGGAAAGAAATTGCCGAACTATCAACTAAAGTTACTTTAACTTGAGTAGTATAAGCATTTAAAGATAATTTGGTAGTATCTGCACCAACTGCGTCAGCAATTGCAGCATATTTGAAAGTCAACGCACGGTAAGTGTTATCGTTGTTTGCACCGGTTCCGGTACGTGGAGTAGCTGTTTGCGCATTAGCTGCAAAACCAACTAAAATAAATAAAGCGAAAAGTATTTTTTTCATTGTTTATATGTTTTAAAAAGGGGGATTGCTCCCCCTTCGTATTATTATGCGGTTAAAGTTGTGTAGATAACGAATTGATCCGGAAACCCGATTTGAGTATCCATTTTGAACAATCCTTTAACGAAGAACAATTCAGAGTTGTTTTGCAATCTCATTAATTGTAATTGGTTATCTTCGGTACTGTTGATACCTAACCATGCGTTAGAATCAATGTCCGGCTTTTGAATAGCTAAGTAGAAAGTGTTTTCGGGTAAACCGGCAACCATTTCAATTTCGTATCCTCTGAATTGCTCGTAAGCTTTTTCATCAGAACGAACGTTTTTGTAAGCATCAGTTCTCAAAGCCTCACCATATTTCAAGAAATCAGCATAAGAAACAACATATTTCAAACCACCTTTACCGAAACGTCCCAATAAAGCTTTAGGAACTAAGTTTAACGCCGCAGTGAATTTATCACGGATGTTAGCAGTAGTCAAAGCAACCGGGCTAGGAACTGAAAGGGTTGGGTAAGTTGGATCGCTTACAGCGTCCAATAATTTTTTGATCAAACCATCAAAATAGAAATAGTTAGATGCGTCAGCGGTTTCGCCTTTAGTTGTTGGATCAACAGCAGCTCCACCCGGATCGGTATCGTATTGTTTACGACTTCTATGGATAGCGTTCTCAAAGAATTCGTTTAAACGCTTCATAGTTTGAATCATCATGAAATTTTCAGCAGTTACCGGCAATTCACGACCTAATAATTTAGGTTGTAATTGTTCAGCATAGAAATGTTGTTCGTAATCTCTTGGATTAAATTCATAATACAACATTAAGTCTTGTGGTTCTAAAACACGACCGTCAACGTTAACCGCACCTTGTGAAGTTGGTGTAGCAGTACGCTTTTGGATGAAATTAGATACCTCAATTCTTGGGATAGTCTTCTTTTTACGGATACCATCTTCTACATAGATACAACCTTTTTCGATTGTGTCCGCACCTACTACGGCACGAGTAATCATGTATGACGCTGCGGGGCCACTCCACGATGTGTCTTGAATATTTAATGCTTCTGACATTTTATTTTATTTTTTAATTAATTAAATCTTGTTTTTTGTTCTTAAATCAGCCATTGCACTTGCTACTACGTTTGTTAAAACTGCTGAATTAGCTGTTTCAGCTACGTTAATTGAAGCGGCTTTTTTGTGCATTGGTAAACCTTCAATCATGTTTTTAGCTTCATCGAATCCGATAGCTTTAGAAGTAGCAACCCATTGGTTTACTGCTTCTGCTTTGATACGACCTTGAGCAACGAAACCTTCAATCATGTTCTTAGCTTTTGTGTCTTCTGCTTCCATTTCTGCCTTGTTTTTCGCTTCGTCAGCGTCTTCGGCTTTCTTTTTAGCTTCTGCATACTTGGCTTTGTACTCGTCCATTTCAGCTTCCATTTTTTTCATTTTGTCTTCCATTTTGCTCAATTTGTCTTCGGCTTCCGCCTTTTTGTTTTCAATTGATACAATAGAAGCAATAATTGCGTCCTCGTTGGCTTCATCTAATAAGCCTAACTTATTTGTGACTTTTGTCATTTTGATTTTATTTTTAGTAAATAAAGAATTTAATACTTTGTTGCTTTCAGTCCACATAGCCTTAGCGTCGTTTGTTACTCTGCGTTTGTTATGTTCGCTACTTGTTTCGATAGTGTCGCAAAATCCGCTGTTAAAAGCTTCTCCCGCTGTAATCCATGTAGTTTTAGCCATGATAACTAGAACTTCCGCTTCGGTTTTACCCGTTCTTTGTGCGATCATAGTGGCTAAACTCTTTTTCATCTTCTCAAGTTCTTCTCCGCCTTCGCCCCCGTATGGGTTGTGATACATCAATAAGGAGTAGTCCGCCATGATTCTATTTCTACCCGCTTGAAAGATTACCGCTGCGATACTTGCTGCGATACCTACGTTGTAAGTATCGACTTTAGTTTTAGACTTTAAAATGGCGTTATAAATATTATAACCATCCATCACTATTCCTCCGGGCGAATTAATCCAAACTTGGATTCTTTTCTTTCCCATGCTATCTAAAGCTAGTAACTCTTGTTGAAACAAAGAACCGTCTATGCCTTGTCCTTCCTTCTCATCAAAGCCAATATGCTTGTTTATTAGCATAATTGGTTCGTCAACCGATGGATCTACGCAGTAATTCATACACTAAAGTACTAACGTGTTGTTACTGTGAAGTATATATGTGCCACAAAAAAAGCCCCTCGTAGAAACGAAGGGCGAATTTTCCTTTACTATGACCGTATTTATTGCAATCTAAGAATTTAATTTAGTTTTTGCTCGACTTAAGTAGTCTATTTTTTGTTCCGGTGGAAGTCTTTGAAAGAAATCTTTAACCATTATGTTTATTGTTTCGCTTATGCTTATTTCGTTGGTATCGGCGTAACTCCTTACTAATACGTCATTCTTTGGCGTTAGGTAAGTTACTGCCCTTCTTTCTTGGGTTTGTTTAATGTCCATATTTTAGTTTATTAGAAAGCTTTTGAAATACCTTGAGAAGCCGGGCTTCCAATACTTCCAACTGAAACGCCTATAATTGTAAAGATACCGAATACAACTGTTCCCGAATAACTTGGATCACCTTGAACCCTAGCTAAAAAAGAACCCGCACCCGCCCCATCTAATGTAACTGTGAAAGTGGTATTTAGATAAACTTGCGTTCCATTAACTAAAAGTTGACCGCTTGGGTTGTTAACCGTGTAAGTAGTAACTTGTAACGTCACTACCGATCCGGCCGCCCCCGTTATATTTTTAGTTTCTTGTTGAAAACTAGACGATCCCGTAGATCCGGTAGCCGATCCAAAGTAAGTCGGTGTCCCCGATCCAACCGCGTCTAAAAATGGAAAATACCTTTGTATCATTAATACTGTTTTAATGTATAAGAAACCTCATTATTGCCGGATTCATTAACCCCTAGATAAATACAATATAATAAATTGTTTGCACTTGCCACCGCTGAAAGATTGCCCGAATCTTTAATAACCGTGCATCCGGTTGGTGCGCTTATAGATAACGTCTTACCGCTTCCGTATGTCCATTTTAAACGAACCACAGTTCCCGGTACTGCATTTGTAAAATCAAAAGTAATCGTTGCGCTATTGGGAGCGGTTGCAAAAAATACTGCTTTATCTTGTTTAAAATAAACTGTATAACTAGAAGGTAAAGCCGATTGTTGGTCGTTTACTAAAGCTAAAGGAGTTTGTAAAATATTAGCAAAATCAGAAATACCCGATGCACTTGTACCCGCTGCAATCGTTATACTTCTTATTTGGTGTACGTTTCTTGCTACCCCGTCCGTAAATGTCACCGGATCTGCATTTGTGCTATAATACGTTGTACTAAAGCTTAAAACCGCTGTTTGTCCACCGGAAACGGTGAAAGATGTTGCACTAACTAGGTAAATTTCCCCATTATAATAAATTGCTCCCGCGCTTATTGTATAAGTTGATCCCGAACCCGTATTAACGCATCCGTACAAAACATAACAATTGCTTGTATCGGGTAGACGTCCAATAATAGAGTTTGCCAAAGCGGTTAAAGCTTCTTGATAGGCTAATTGTAAATGATCAATTGATCCGCTCTTTATTGGCATCCCAACGGTGTTATTTACATTTGATGTGTTTATTTTTCTCATTTCTTAATAGGTTACTATGTTATATGTTAATCCGGCGGGTATAAATCTACGAACAAAATCGTTTACTTCTTGAGGATACCCCGAATAAGCGCTTGTAGGAATGTTTATGGTAAAATTATATTGAATCGATATGGTATAACTGTTTATCACCACTTCGCTTGAATTGTTTGAATACGATTTGCTACTAATTGATTCTACCCCACCCACTCTAAAAAATGGGGTTCCTAAAGTATTGTTAGTGATGTAAATATCGCTAGTAGATGGCGGCTGCCTAAAGGTTGTCGAAAATCTTTCATTTAGTGCATATTCTAATACTAGCTTTTGACCATTGAATAAAACCCTTTGATCTACGCCAATAAAAGATGGTAAATAAACAGCCCAATTAGCCGATGGGGGCTGCGCTGTGTTACCCGCAACCAAAGATTCATAAACTACTTGCTTATAAATCACCTTAGCGCCTAAAGCATAAGTACCGGCTACCCATAAAGGGTAATTGCTACCTACTTTATAATCGCCTAAAAACTTATCCCTTAAATACTGCAACGGGGATATTAGCGATTGTAACCAACGAACGTTTATACCTTGCCTTTTATCGGGCGGTAAAAGTTCAATGATTTTGTTATAAAAACTTATATTATAGAGTGACATTATTGTGCTATAAATATTAATGAATCAGCAAAAGTTTTGCCGCTTGTTGTTTCTTGAACGATATATCCCGCCACAGTATCCCATTGTCTTGAAATAACTGTATTGTTTAATACTAAATCAACACCATTAGCAAAAGTACTAGCGTCGTCCCTTCCTTTTACGTTGTTTAAAATTACGTCATTTACTCCGGCCACGTTTCTAATTACGCCCTCTAAATCACTTATCTTCATAGATCCGTTAAAGTTAGTAATTGATAAGTTTTGTAAAAAGCTATTTATGGCAGCAATAACGTTTTGTTGGATTACTGTTGAATATTGACCTTGATAATAAATACTTGCTTGTACGTATAATTTATCGGGGTTTAAGCTAATCACAGTATAAGTAATTCCCGCCGCACCAATTGTATTGATATATGATTGTGCCGCCGTTAGTTCTGCGCTTACTAAAGCCACATAAGGATTGCTTTTAGCCACTTTAATAGTTACTTGATTGCTTAGGCTACTTGTAACACTACACGCCGTTATGATCTGCTTAGTAGCATCTACGACCGGGTATTGAGGAACTGTATTAATTAGTTGTACAACTTGAGGGGTTGTGGCGTCATATTGAAATTGAAACATTTTAGCTTGTAGCCAAAGAATACTAGCCCCCGCACTTGCGTTAACTTGAGTTTCTACGCTTGTTAAAAAAGAATCTAGTAATTGTTCAAATATACCTATGCAAGTAGCAATAACGAAAGTCCATAAATTCCAAATAGCGCGTTTTGACGTGCTTGTTAACCCCGCTAATTCGGGTTGGGCTTGTTTGGTAGCGACTATTTGCGCTTGTATTTGGGCGATCGTACGTGCCATTTTATAAACTATTTACTTTTGTTACTGTTAAATTTAGATCCGTTGGGGGTTGTTTGTAAAATTGATCCATTTGGCCGGTCGTATCAATGAATGAACATTGAAACTCGACTATATAATGATAAACGTTACTGTGTTCGTAGTCTTGTTCTTCTCTTATCTTCATTAATCTACTGCATCCGCTCGGTTCGTAATAAGTTAAAGATTTGACAACTTGATCCCTTAATGCAAATATACTTTTATTTTCTTCAAGTGTGCCGTCTTGTGCATCATATTCATTTTGGCCAATGTGAATCTTAAATGTCACGTCTGATTCCGTTACCCCCATACTTAGTTGGCTGTGATCTTGTGGCATCACTACCTCAATGAAAGTACACGGCATGGGAAAAGATTCTATCTTTCCTTCCTCCATATAACGAAACTGATTGTTCCATATACGGCTAAAACCAATTAGCGTCTGCAATTGGCCTTTAATATCTAATATCGCGTTATTTATGCCCATAATCTTTGCATATAGCTTTTAATTTTATCTAATTGTCTTTGTCTTAGCTTTAAAGTGTCGCCCATAAATTGCCTTTGTGGTATGTCGTCAGTCCCTTCGTTATGATATATACCATAATCGTTTTTTACCTCAAACTTAATCGTTGGCCATGTCGCCACAATCAAACTACCGGCCACATTCCTTCTAAGCTTACCCGTTTTAACCAATATAGCCCGGCCATGTCTTGCATCTGCCCCCTTTTTAGGGTATTTGTACGCTTTAGTTCCCGGAATCTTCCTTTGGACTTGCGGCCATGCTGACCCATTCCATGATTGACGGTTAAATTCTTCAACAAAATAATTCTTAGTGTCGTTAGCAACGACCTTCGGAAGTTCGCGTTTCATTTGCTCGACCTTCTCAACTACTTTTTTAAAATTAAACCTATCTAACATATATTAATCTTGTTCCCATAGTTCTATGACTATTGGGGTTGATTGACTTTGACTTCCTTTTTCAATATTCACTCCATCAAATTGCAATGGATCCTCCTCCGTTAATAGCCTTCCCCCTAGCTTTTTCATTTCAATATTAGCCCATTGCTGATATTGACCGTACATTCTTGGTAGAATGTGACAAGCTTTGATAGGAACACGCTTTTTTCTATGCGCATAGATTACCGCTGCGCACATATCGACTGCTTGACAGCCGGTTCCTTTAAATTCATCCCAATTAAATGCTATCATTATTTTAAAGTTAACATATATTTTGTATGATTAACAAGTTCCTTCATGTCTGCTAAGATATTCAATAAATCCGTACATTTTTTATCTACGTCTAACTCTATTGATTCCACAGTTACATAAGTTTCCTCCATTATATCGTTTACATCTTCAAGCATAATACTAGCTAACCCGCTAAGATTCATTCGGCCATACTTACCCATATAAGTTTCTACAAACGTGTCTAAAAGGTCGGTAAGCCCTTCATAAAACTTTCCTAAAGCTTTATGCTGTGAATAGATTGTTGTTTCCCAATGTAGGACGTGCGCTTTGTCGCGTAGTTCGATTAAGTTAATAATTGAATTGTTAATCATGGTATTTAATTTAATACCCTCAATTTACATTGAAGGTATGTCGATAATATATTTCTTTTTTTCTATTTCGCTGATTTGCTTTTTCATTAGCTTTTCGCTATCCGTTTTTGGTTTATCGCCATTAATCATGGCCATTAACCTTTTTTCCGGCGCTGAAATCACGCTTTTTGTAGACTTTATTACTACTATTTCCATATTCTTGGTTTTCTTTTACAAATGTAATCAAAATATTTTCAATCATTGGCGTGAGTTTTCGATTATCTTTTTCGCCAAAATCTCTAATTTTTTCTATCAAATTAGGATCTAATCTGAACGAGTAAGGTTTTTTCATTTTATTTTAAATTGTAATTGTTTAAGAAATTAGCAGCTTCCTCGTTTGAATTGTTTTTAACTAAGTAATTTAAAAACTTTTCAATATGTTCTCCAAACACATTTTTACTTATCATTGGATTATCATATTTTTTACATACTTCTAAGCGTCCCTCATAAGGTTCTCCATCTTGAAAAGTAGCAGTAAATTTAACTTTGTTATAACAACCATCAAACTCTGCGGCGTCATGGTAGATTGGTATCAAAGCTTTATTAGCTTCCTCGTAACTGTTGTACGCTTTTGGAAACTTGTCATACTTAGAATTTGCGCCTTCTGCCCAATGAATTAAGATTTCTTTTAGTTCAATTTGATTTTTCATAATTTTTAATTTTTAAGTTTTAAGTTTTAAGTTTT